CCTCGATGTCGCAGGAAGACCTCTTTGCGGCAGTCATCACCGGCCTTCAGGGCATGGAGGAAGGCTCAGAGAGGGCCGCTCTTGCGCAGGACCTGCTTGGCCGTGGAGCGCAGGAGATGGCCGCCTTGCTGAACACATCGGCGGAAGAAACACAGGCCATGCGTGACCGGGTCAGCGAATTGGGCGGAGTCATGAGCGATGATGCCGTCAAGGCTTCTGCCGCTTATCAGGACAGCCTTCAAGACATGACCACGGCTTTTCAGGGCCTCGGAAGGGGCCTCATGAGCGAATTTCTGCCGGGCATCACAGGCGTTATGGATGGCCTTACGGCTATCTTTGCAGGGGATGCGGAAGGCGGCCTTGGCATGATCACAGCAGGCATTACCGGCATCGCCACGACAATCACTGAAAGCGTCCCGGTCTTTGCCGAGTCCGTCTGGCAGATTATCCAGAGCATCGGGCAGGCCATCATGGACAACCTGCCGAGCCTCTGGGCGAAGGGCACGGAGATTGTGGGGAACCTTGCGCAAGGCTTCCTTGATAATCTTCCGTCCATCATTTCGGCAGGCGGTCAGATGCTCAGCAATCTGCTGTCCTACATCATGCAGAACCTTCCGTCCTTCATCAGCTCCGGCATGAATCTGATCGGAAGACTGGCCATGGGCGTCATTAGGGCGCTTCCTCAGATCATCGGAAGCATGGCGAGGGTACTGGCCCAGCTGCTTGTGACCATCGTACGGAATCTGCCGAAGATGCTTCAGCAGGGCGTCCAGTTGATCGCCAAGCTGGCCTCCGGCGTGGTCAGGGCCATCCCGCAGGTCGTGAGGACGGTCCCGCAGATATTCAGCAGGATTGCAGGTGCTTTCCGTGGGCTTAACTGGGGAAGCATTGGACGGAACCTTATTAACGGCATCAAGAACGGCATTAGCAATGGAGCTAGCGCCGTGGTCAATGCGGCAAAGAACCTTGCCAGAAACGCCTTCAACGCCGCCAAGAATTTCCTGGGCATCAGCTCCCCTTCGAAGAAATTCAAGTGGATTGCCGAGATGTCAACGGAAGGTATCGTCAGAGGCACCGACAAGGGCATCCCTAAGGTCGTAGACATGGCTACGGAAATGGCAAAAGCGGCAGTTGGGGCCTTTAACGACAACTATGCGCTTCAGACCCAGGGTGTGGCTTTTACCGCTCCGGAGCCGGTTCTGGCCGGTACAGGCGGCGGGTCCTATACGATTTCCGTGCCTCTGAGCATTGACGGAAGGGCCTTTGCCCGGGCCACGGCTACCTATACACAGACAGAGCTTGACCGGCTCGGGACACAAAGCAGAAGGAGGGCAGGGCTGTGAATGTAAGATTTCCGCAGAATATGCGTATAAACGGCACCTACCTCGAGGATATGGTCCCGGGCTACCACACCTTGGAAGTCACAGGCCGTGACAGCATCGAGATGGACATCGACTCCGTCAGCTTTGCCCGGGTAGACGGTGAGCGCTATCAGGGCAAAAGGGCCACGGTCAGGACGCTGACGGTCCGCTTCGTGATCGAGGGCTATGGACCGGCTGACTTTGCTTCAAAGCTGGCCAAGTTGAAGACGGCCCTGAAGGTCACAGAGGCCCAGCTTATTTTCGATGACGAGCCCAACATGTACTGGATCGGGACCCCGTCCAAGCTGGAGCCGGAGCAGGTCGGGCCGTCCGCATGTAAGGGTGAGATTGAGATCACTTGCTCAGACCCCTACAAGTACGGCCTTGTTGAGAGGTCCGTGGATTTTGTGGACGGGACGGCGGAGATTTATTACGGAGGCACGGAGGAGCAGGCTCCGGTCTTCCACGTGCTTAACAATGCCGCCAACGGCTTCATTAGCTTTTCCTCCGGTGATGACTCCATCATCTTTGGTGATGATACGGATGACGGGACCACACCGGCTGACCCGGACGCCATGATCGAGTACGTGGCGAACCGTGACGGACTTCCGGAGGCGGACAGCACATGGGCCTATAATACCGGCATCCTGCCCCACGTAGGGGCGGCGGTCTCCGCTACCGGCACAATGGGGCTGACCACATGGACACCCACCAACCTCAGGCTCTATGCCTCTGGATTTGGTACGGACAATTCTGCATGGCACGGCCCGGCCATCCAGTACAACCTCGCCGGGAGCAAGACGGACTGGTCCATCACGGTCTACCATCGGCAGAGTGCGACCGACAATGCGCAGCGGGGCGTATTCCAGATTGCCCTCAATACTGCTGACGGGAACGTGGCCTCCTGCCGCTTTGTCAAGTGGACCACCGGCTCGATGGACGCAGGTGTGGACATCTTTGTGGGCGGCACCAAGAAAAAGACGGTCGGCTTCCAGATGACCGCAAACAACAGCATCTCCGGTCCCGGCGTCACCACGATCACGAAGACCGGCGGGACCATCGTTTTCAGCTTCAACGGCGCCAGCTACCAGTTCACGGATGCTTCTCTTGCTTCCGTAGAAGTCACCAACATTGTGCTTTTCATTGCCAAGTGGAAGGCCACCGACTTCATCAACACGTGCTACATCACCGGCTTCCGCTTCACCAGCAAGGACGAATCCGTGGAGGTCCACAGCTTCTGGCCCGGCGACACTCTGGAGGTCGACTGTGGGAGCGCTTCCGTCAAGTACAACGATTCGCCTGCTCCCAGCTTGGGCAGGATAAGGAATCCCTGGGAAGCCTTCAAGCTGAAGCCAGGACTTAATATCATTACTATGTCGGCATCCGAATGGGCGGAAACGGCTCCCACGGGGACGGTCACATACCGGGAGGTCTACACATGATCCTGTATTTGGCCGATAGGCAATTCAACGTCCTCGAAACCGCCTCCACCGGCCTCAGGCGAGGCACGAAGGTGCTGGAGGATACCCTTACCCGCCGGGTGGCAGACGGAGACAGCTTCGAATGTGTCTTCGACCTTGCCGACAAGACGCTGGCAGAGGCAGAAGGCATCATCTTTCCGACCTCCAACATCATCATGCTGGACGGGGATACGGTCTCCGTCTTTGCCATCCTGGAGACGGAATACGACTCCGAAAGCAGGGAGATGCGTGTCTATGCGGAATCCGGCGGGCTTGACCTGCTGAATACCATCGTGGGCGAATATACCGGTTCTTCCGTCTCCGTGGCCACCTGCGTCAGCTCCTGCATCAATGGGACCGGCTGGGAGATTGGGGAGAATGAGATTTCCGACCGCAGAAGGACCGTGGAATTCACAGGCACGGACACCGCAGTCAAAAGGCTCTACGAAATAGCAGCGGCCTTTGATGCGGAAATCACTTTCAGCTACGACATTGACGGCCTAAACATCACCGGCAGATACGTGGACATCCGCCAGTGCATCGGCAAGGATGTGGACGCATATCTGCGGACTGGCAGGGAAATCCAGAGGATCATCGTGAAGCGTTCCGCTGCCGAGCTGGCCACAGCGGTCTGGCCGCAGTGCGATGACGCTTCCCTTCCGACTTACGATGACGGAGACATGTACACACAGGGAGGCATCCTGTACAGCCGGGATGCCCTCAGCAGGTGGGCAAGGGCAGACGGAGGCCACATCGTCAAGACCTATGATTCCGAAGCTAAGACCGCCCAGAGCCTGCTGGACGGTGCCAAGCGCTCCCTGAGCATTGCCCGGGAGCTTGAAACGACGTACGAGGTCGACCTGGCTTCGCTTCCGGAAGGCGTGGGCATCGGAGACCGGATACATCTGGTCGATGAATCTGACGGAATTTATCTTTCAGCGAGGATTCTGGAGCTGGAGACCTCGGAGACCTCAGGAACACGTAAAGCTACCCTTGGAGAGATCGAGGAGGAAGCTGAATGAGAACATTTTCTTTAGATATGATCCCCGGAGGGGCGCAGACAGCGGTTGCCTGCAACCAGTACGAAGCCGGGGACACATGGATATTTGCCCTTTACTATGACGGAGGTAGATACGAAATCCCCACCGGCGCAGATGTGTCTATCACCGGCACGAAACCGGACGGGGCGGCGTATAAGATAGCAGGGACTGTCGTGAGCAATGCCGTCCAGATAGTGGTCACCGATCAGATCACAGCCTGCGCAGGCAGGAGCATATCGGAAATCCTTGTGGAGTCTGAGACAGACGGCACGGTGCTTTACAGCGCAAATTTTCCGCTGTTAATTGAGCCTGCGGCGGTGCAGGGGGATTTAAGTCCTTCCGAGATTCCTGCGGCCATTACGGATAAGGATGGGAATGTGTTCCTCCATACCGACTTTGACCTAGCATCTTCCGATGATGGAGCGGGCACAGTTACCATCAAGCTAGCAAGGGGGACGGCATGAGAGAGATATACATCAAAAACAAGGCTGGCCTTCTACCAATCGGCAGACGGGGCGAAAATCTGACCACACAGGTCATCTATCCCGGAGTCCCGGAGGAAGGGCGGGCCGTCACGGTCTTTGTCAAGCGCAATGGCGATTCCGTTGCCTATCCCGCCTCCAATGTCGAAATCACCGACACGGAGATAATCTGGACGGTCACTAGCGTTGACACGGACAAGAGCGGGCGAGGCAAAGTCCAGTATCGCTTTGCTGATGCTGAGACAGGCGAAGTGATCAAAACCGAAATCTTCGGCTTTGTGGTGGGGCTTGCCATCGACACGGAAGTCGGCCCTGCGCCTGACCCCTATGAGTCCATAGTGGACAGGGTGGCTGACCTTGTGGCAGAGGCAAAAGCAAGCGCAGAACAGGCTGAAACGGATGCTCTGACGGCGCAGGAATCCGCAAGGGTAGCGCAGGAGGCAAGGGACGATGTTCTGTCCGCAGGCGTGGTGCTGAACGCCGAATCTGACGGGGAGGGTACCGTAACCATCAGCGCAAAGATAGGAGGATGATATGGCAGATATTCCGATGAAACGTGCCGTGATAGGCAGTAAGACATATGAAATCGTAGACGAATACGCCCGGGAGAATATTGGGGAAAATAAGGATATTCTCATGGGCCTTTATCCCATCGAAACCGCCTCAGGCCCCATCGCAGTCATCCATGACGGTGCCGACAGCCTGCCTGTTCGTGACCTGTCCGTGGCGATTGAGCCTGTGCAGACAGGGACAGGGACTCCGAGTCCGTCCAACGTCCGGGCCATCACCGGATGGAGTGCGGTCAAGGTCGCAAGGACTAGCAGGAACCTTCTGCCGAAGGAATACACAGAGACGGTTTTTAGCAGGAATGGCATTACTTTTACGGTCAACGCTGACGGTAGCTTGACTGCAAACGGCACAGCGACAGCACCCAAATATTTCATGTACTCAGGTTGGGAATACGACACACTTCCCTTCATGCACCGTCCCGGTTTGCGCCTTAGATTATCTGGCTCTTATCCGGGTGTCATGACAAGGCTCCAGACAAGGCCGTCTGGTTCGTCTACAACTACTACGATAGCGACTGATACAGGCGCAGGAGCAGAATTTACTGTCCCGGATGATGTGATGGCTTACGCCCTGTTTATCACCGTGACAACGGGCCAGACTCTTACTAATGCGACCTTCTATCCTGTTATCAGCATGGCAGACGAAGGTCAGCCTATTTGGAGTCCTTCTGAAGCTGACACCCACACCATCGACCTTCCCACCACGGTCTATGGTGGCACACTTGATGTGACCAAGGGGATTCTGACGGTGACGAAGGGACTGATAGCGTCATACGCAGGGGAGACCCTCCCGGGAGCATGGATAAGTGACAGGGATGTATATGCGGCAGGTGCGACCCCCACGACAGGGGCGCAGGTAGTATACAACCTTGCTACTCCTCAGACCTATACCCTGACCCCTGTACAGGTCAAGACCCTGCTTGGTGAGAACAGGATTTATGCGGATGCAGGGCAGGTGACCGTGCAGTACAGAGCGGACTTCAACGAGGCAGGCTTAATGTACATTCCTAAAGCCCCCACAGCGGACGGCTCTTACAGGCTGACAGCGGATGTGAACGGGGGAACGCCGACATACAGGTGGGAGATTGAGTGATCAAAAAGCCCTGTGCTTTTCCGTAACTTTGGGAGGGACTGACCCATGGACAATCTGATTATCACAGTAGTAACAGCGGTATTTGCGTCTACTGGAT